GCACCATCGATTGGAAAAATACCGGAGATAATTCCTATGATGGAGAGAAGCTCACACTTCTCGTCCATGATGAAGCTGGAAAATGGGAGCGTCCGGAAAACATCCTCAATAACTGGCGCGTCACAAAAACCACCCTCAGGCTCGGTTCGAGAATAATAGGTAAGTGTATGATGGGGTCAACGAGCAATGCTCTTGACAAAGGAGGTGAGAATTTTAAAAAATTATATAATAATTCAGATGTTACGAAACGGAATAAAAATGGACAGACTCGCTCGGGATTATATTCTTTGTTCATACCTATGGAATGGAATTTCGAAGGATTCATCGATTCTCATGGAATACCTGTCTTTAATACACCGGAAAAGCCTGTCAAAGACAACAATGGAGATAGTATCGACGTCGGGGTTATTGAACATTGGGAGAATGAAGTAGATGGTTTAAAAGGAGATCAAGACGGTTTAAATGAATTTTATAGGCAGTTTCCCCGAACAGAGGAGCACGCTTTTAGAGATGAAACAAAAAATAGCATATTCAACTTAGCTAAAATATATGAGCAAGTTGATTTTAATGAAGAAGCGAAGTATAGTGCTTTGGTAACGCGAGGAAGCTTTCAATGGCAGAACGGCGTAAAAGACACAAAGGTGGAGTTTGTACCAAACCTTAGTGGAAGATTTAATGTTAGCTGGGTTCCGCCCGTGCATTTACAAAATAAAGTAATACTAAAAAATGGAGTTAAACATCCTGGAAATGAACATAGCGGTGCATTTGGCTGCGATAGCTACGATATATCCGGGACTACCGATGGTCAAGGATCTAAAGGCGCATTACACGGTCTCACGAAATTTAGTATGGAAGAAATTCCTGCTAATATGTTTTTTCTTGAATATATAGCTAGGCCGCAAACAGCGGAAATGTTTTTTGAAGATATATTAATGGCATTACATTTTTATAGTATGCCAATACTTGCAGAGAATAATAAACCTAGATTACTATATTATTTAAAAAGAAGAGGATACAGGGGATATTCTATGAATAGACCTGATAAGAAATGGAATAAATTATCGGTTACTGAAAAAGAAATAGGTGGTATACCGAATTCAAGTGAAGATATTAGACAAGCTCATGCATCAGCAATTGAAAGTTATATAAACAGTTACGTAGGTGAGAAAGAAGATGGAAGTTACGGTGATTTATATTTTTCAGAAACATTGAATGATTGGGCTAAGTTTGATATAAACAAAAGAACAAAGTTTGATGCGGCAATTAGTTCAGGGCTAGCAATCATGGCGTGTAATAAACATTTATACGCTCCTACTCAAACAAGAGAATTAAAAAGTAACGTTAATTTTAGTTTATCTAAATATAACAATAATGGAAATTTTTCAAAAATAATACAATAGATGGCAAGAGTATCACCAAGAGGTATTTTTCCGAGTCAAGCAGTAAGCGATGCAGAAAAAAGAAGTACAAAGTACGGACTTGAAATTGCTAAAGCTGTAGAGTCAGAATGGTTCAAAAAAGATTCAGGAGGATCCCGCTTCTTTTCTAATAGAGATAACTTTCATAATTTAAGGTTATACGCAAGAGGAGAGCAAAGCATTAAAAAATATAAAGATGAGTTATCTATTAACGGTGATTTATCTTATTTGAATTTAGATTGGAAGCCAGTACCTATTATTCCAAAGTTTGTGGATATAGTTGTAAACGGTATTGCAGAAAGAGCTTACGATTTAAAAGCATATTCAATAGATAATGTTGCTACTGCCGCTAGAACAAAATATGTTCAAGGATTAGTTGAAGACATGCGTTTGAAAGATTTTAAAACACAAGTACAACAATCTACAGGTTTAGACACGTTTAAAAATGATAAATCTAAAATACCAGAAAGTGAGGAAGAGTTATCACTACACATGCAACTAGACTACAAGCAAGCGGTAGAGATTGCTCAAGAGGAAGCAATAACAAATGTATTTGATTTAAATAAATACGATTTATTAAAGAAAAGATTAGATTACGATATTGCCGTGCTTGGTATAGGTTGTGTTAAAAATAGTTTTAATACAGCTGAAGGCATTAAATTAGATTATGTAGATCCATCTGATATTGTTTATTCTTATACAGATTCTCCATATTTTGAAGATCTTTATTATGTAGGTGAAGTGAGAAGAGTAAGTATTGTGGAATTAAAAAAACAATTTCCAGAGCTAACAAACGAAGACATAGAAGAGATTGAAGGAAAAGGCGATAGTTCTTTATTATATAATAGAACAAATGCTACTGATAAAAATTATGTATATATATTGTATTTCGAATACAAAACATATGAGAACCAAGTATATAAAGTAAAAGAAACAATTAGTGGTGGAGATAAGGCTATAAAGAAAGACGATAAGTTTAATCCGCCAGCAGATTCAAGATCAAGATTTCAAAAAGTAAATAGATCCATAGAGTGTTTATATGAGGGTGCTAAGATTGTGGGGCATGATACATTGTTAAAATGGAATAAAGCTGTCAATATGACAAGACCCAAGTCTGACATTACTAAAGTGCAAATGAGTTATAATATTGTGGCACCTAGAATGTATAAAGGTAAAACAGAATCGTTAGTTAGCAGAATGACTTCTTTTGCAGATATGATACAAATAACACATTTAAAATTACAACAAGTGTTATCAAGAATGGTTCCTGATGGTGTTTATTTAGATGCGGATGGTTTAGCGGAAGTTGATTTAGGCAACGGAACTAATTACAATCCACAGGAAGCATTGAACATGTACTTCCAAACTGGTTCTGTAATAGGTAGGTCTATGACTCAGGACGGTGATTTTAATAATGGTAAAATACCAATACAAGAATTACGGACTGGAGCAGGAGGATCTAAAATACAAAGCTTAATACAATCTTACAACTATTATTTACAAATGATGAGAGATGTTACAGGATTGAATGAAGCAAGAGATGGTAGTACACCAGACAAGAATGCTTTAGTTGGTATACAAAAATTAGCTGCTGCGAACTCAAACACTGCAACAAGACATATACTGCAAGCTGGATTATATTTAACACTAAAAACCGCAGAGTGTATTTCACTTAGAATATCTGACGTACTTGAATATTCTAATACTAAAAATTCTTTTATACAATCGTTAGGCAAATTTAATGTTAATACTTTAGACGAAATAAAAGAATTACATATACATGATTTCGGTATATTTTTACAACTATCTCCTGATGAAGAAGAAAAACAGTTGTTAGAAAATAACATACAAATGGCAATGAATCAAAAGCAAATAGAGCTTGAAGATGCTATTGATGTTAGAGAAATAAAAAATTTAAAGTTAGCTAATCAGTTATTAAAACTAAGAAGAAAACAAAAGTTTGATAAAGATAGACAGATCCAACAAGAAAACATCCAAGCGCAATCTCAAGCTAACGCTCAGTCAGCTCAAGCGGGAGCCGCTGCAGAAATACAGAAACAGCAAGGTATTGCAGAAAGCAAAGTACAAATCGCACAGGCACAATCGCAACTTGACATAGCCAAGCTTGAAAGAGAGGCGGCTATAAAGAAAGAATTGATGCAATTTGAATTTGACCTGAACATGAAGCTTAAGCAGCAGGACAATCAGGTGATTAATAAAAAAGAGGAGTATAAAGAAGATCGTAAAGATAAAAGAACAAAGATACAAGCTTCACAACAAAGTGAACTTATAGACCAGAGAAAGTCTGGTAAGCCACCAAAAAACTTTGAATCCGCTGGATTTGATAACTTAGGCGGATTTGGATTAGAGCAATTTGATCCTAGATAAACAATTAACCAATTATATTTTATTATGTCAGAAAACATTAAAGCTGAGGTTTTAGATGATAAAGAATTATCTATAGCCGAACAAGAAGCTAGTGTACAGAAATCACCAACAAATGAAGATGGTGATTATACTGTTAGCTTAGGAAAAGAACCGGAACCGGAAGTTGTTGAAGAAAAACAACCAGAGGCTGAAGTTCAAGAAGAACAAAAAGAAGAACCTGTATTAGAGGAAATTATTGAAGATGAAAAAGATAACACTAACGAGAAAGGATTGGATGGAAGCACTGAAGCTGCCGACACCGCACCGGAACCTAAAGAAGTATTACAGGAAGAAAAAACACAAGAGCCTGAAGTAAACTTACCAGAAGGAATACAAGACCTAGTTAAGTTTATGGAAGAAACTGGTGGTAGTATTGAAGATTTTAGCAGATTAAATGCTGATTACTCAAATGTAGATGAAAATACTTTACTAAGAGAATACTACAAACAAACAAAACCTCATTTAAGTTATGATGAAATATCGTTTTTATTAGACGATAAATTTTCATTTGACGAAGAAATTGATGAGGAAAGAGATATTAAAAGAAAAAAACTTGCTCTTAAAGAGGAAGTCGCAAATGCCAATAAGTTTTTAAATGAAACTAAGGAGAAATATTACAAGGAGGTCAAGTTGGGCTCTAAGTTAGCTCCTGAACAGCAAAAAGCTATTGAATTTTTTGACAGATACAATAAAGAGCAACAATCGGCTGAAGATTTATTAAAGCAGCAAACACAACATTTTGAACAAGAAACTAGTAAAGTTTTTAGTGAAGATTTTAAAGGTTTTAATTTCGACGTAGGAGACAAGAAATACAGGTTTAATGTTAAAGATGTTAATAAAGTAAAAGAAACTCAAGGTGATTTATTGAATGTTTTCAATAAATATGTTGGTGACAATAAAATGTTACAGGACGCTGGAGGTTACCATAAAGCTTTATTTGCCGCATCAAATCCCGACAAAATAGCCAATCATTTTTACGAACAAGGTAAAGCTGACGCGATTAAACAATTAACTGCGGACGCTAAAAACATCAACATGGATCCTAGAAAAACTTCTGATGGATATGTTGAGGCTGGAGGTATTAAGGTAAAAGCTATTTCTGGGGACGATAATTCAAAGCTAAAATTTAAACTTAAGAATTATTAATTAAAACTATTTTAAAAAATGGCAACAAACGCAAGTTTCGCTGGCCCATTAGCGGGCAGCATTTTAACTCCGGCAGTGTCAAAAATGACAACTGCAGGATCTTACTTAGACATCCAAAATGATGGATGGGCTAAACAATATCTTCCTGAGCTTTATGAAAGTGAAGTACAGAGATACGGGAACAGAACAATTTCTGGATTCCTTTCACAAATTAGTGCAGAAATGCCAATGTCTTCTGATCAAGTAATTTGGTCTGAGCAAGGTAGACTACACTTATCTTACAACGGTCAGATTAATCCTGTTACAGGAGCAATCGACGTTATTACTGGTATTGACTCTGGGGCTGCTGAAACGCATGCAATAAGAAAAGGAGCAACATTAGTGTGTGAGGTAAACAGTATTGTATTTAAAGCTTTCGTTAAAGTTGGTGTTGAAACAGCTAACAACGCTTTAACAATTAAGCCTTACGGTGCTGAAAACGTTGATGACCTATCGGGAATCGCTGCTACAGACAACCAAGTAATCAAATTTTTCGTATACGGTTCTGAATTTAAAAAAGGATCTGCTAGTATGACTGAATCTGTTGAGCCTGGTTTCAAAACTTTCACTAATAAGCCAATGATTATCAAAGATCACTTTGAAATCAACGGATCTGACACTGCTCAAATTGGGTGGGTTCAAGTAAGCGGTGAAGGCGGAGAGTCTGAATACTTATGGTACTTAAAATCTTCTGCTGATACAAAAGCAAGATTTGATGACTATTTAGAAATGATTGCAATTGAATCTGAAAAATCTGATTCAACTGCGGATTCAGATATTCCTGATGGTTCTGAAGGTTTACTTTCAGCTATCGGATCTAGAGGTATGGTGGCAACAAATCAATTTGATTCAGCTACACCAGCTGCTGACAAGTTACCGGAATTTGACTTATTATTAAAAGAATTAGACAAACAAGGAGCTATAGAAGAAAATATGATGTTCTTAGATAGAGATGCAAATCTTTACGTGGATGACTTATTAGCTGGGCTTTCATCTGGAGCACAAGGTGGTACTGCTTACGGAGTATTTAACAACTCTGAAGATATGGCATTAAATCTTGGTTTCACTGGATTT